TTGATCGTTTGTCCAAGAGATTTTGCTTTTTCTGATTTTGTCAACTCCCTCGACTTCTGCCTTATCCCATGACTTAGCAACATGGATAATTTCCTGACAACCTTCTTTAGTCAGTTCCTTCTTCATCTCCAATAAGTGTGTATCGTCATTCAGTCTTGCGTCCATTTTCTCCCATAAATTCTTCTAGTGTCATGTTCCCTTTTGCTTGATTGCAGTCAGGGCATGAAATACAAAGGTTGCTCTCATCTCTCTCTGCCAAATCCTTCAGCTTGCTTCTGGGGATTATGTGATCTAGGCAGAACTTATCATCAATGGATAAGGAGCGACCACAATAAGTACAATTTGCAGTAAAGGGATTCTTGTCATTGAACCCTGCATTCTGTCTCGATTTCATCCAGACACGAATATAGGTTGAACGAGAATAACCCCCTTTTTTCGGCACTTGCTTTTCAGTTGCTCTGATAAAACGTGCTTTCTCTTTACATTTACTCCCGCAATATTTCTGGGTAGCAAATTGAGCAGGGAGATACACCTGCTCACAGATCAAGCACGTTTTCTTCCTCTTTTCAGGCATCTAAAAAGGGATGTCATCCTTAACTGCACCTGTACTTTGGGGAGGTGCGTCTTGACCCCTATTCGGCAAGTCCAATATCCTATCGATCTGCTTCTTTGTGTCTCCCACTGGAGCATTTGCAGGGAGGTACTTCTTCACTCTGTTCTGCTCACCATATTGGGAGTCATCTTCCAGTGTGATAGATGCTCTTAGTGGTTTGTGGTGGAGTTCTTCAGGATGTTCTGGTTTCAGGACATTAACTGCATTGCAGATACTTTTCATAGTCTGCTCTGCAATCTCCCTGACATTATCTTTAGGGTGCCAGAGATTAACAATATCCCAGAGAATACGATTCTTATAATCACCCTCTAGGACTTGGAGGTGTATCTTCAGGTACTTGTTCCCTGCTTCAGATATTTTCTCCTCAGTCTCAGAAATGTGGACTAAGTATTTACCTTCAGGGATTGCCCCAAAATTGGAAGATACTTCATTACTTTGTATCTGTGTACTATCAAAAAACATAATTATCCTTTCCTTGCTTTCGCAATTTCTGATTTAAAAGTTTTCCAATCCAGTGCAATCGGACTTGGAATTGACACACGACTTTTAGCTTCAAATGCTGGTTGCTGAACTGTGTGCATTATTCTATTTCCAGTTGTGGACGCTTTATATACTGACTGACCAAATTTCTCTCCTGCTTTATAGGAGTGAGTTTCAAACTGGACATGACTCACAAAATCGGCCCACTCTCTCACCATCCCTCTTACTCGCTTATCGAGTTTAAGGTCATGCCGATCATAGGCTTCAGTGGTGGGATCGTCTATTTTCACTATTTGCGAATGAGCAATTAAGATTATGTCCAGACCTAATGCTCTCAGGGAATCCAGACCTGACAAAAATGTTTGCCAATGATTTAAAGCCATGACATAACCTTTGCCATATCCCATTTGCTCAATCGAATCCACCTTATTAGTTTTACAAACGTGAGAAAAAATCTTTTCCTCAAGTCTGTCTAGTGAATCCACTCCAACAGTTTTTATATTCAGTTTTTTATGGTTGGAGTAAATCAATCGTTGTGCATCAACGATGTCTAGAAATGTCGTATCCTTATCATATAAAGGAATTGACGGAACATCGTATTCAGAGACTCCATCCTCCACTGCTAAGACTATTACTCCATCTGCTTTGCACATATAGTGGGACTTCCCCACACCATCCAATCCATAGATAACCTGACGCACTGGTTTTTCCTGTTTCCCCTTGACGATACTCTCAAGAGTTATTTTAGTTTCACTCATCTACTCTCCTTGTTTAGAGATTACTGAAAATCTTCTGAACGTGGACTCCTTCAGATACTTTTGGCAGAGTTCAGGTTCATCAATTTTCATTTGTTTCTGGTCTAACGTAGACCTATTTTGAGTAACCCATGTAGCTACTCTTTCTCCCTCCGAATCTTCCATAACAGACGCATCCTTCATGGCATTCTGGAGTTGAGTTTTTAAAGCATCTATCCTTTTCCCAGATGCTTTGTATATTTCATTTTCTTTATGGTATTCCTCCACGACATGATTCAATTCAGTGGGGAGGTATGCAACCTTATCTACTTCACCTATAGGGAACAGTGATGCAGTCTCATTAGTGGACTCAGGCATTGGAGGAATATTCTTAATGACACATTCATTCCAGAAGACCAGTTCCCTCTGTACCAAGTCATCAATCTTTTCTTCATCCCTCTCAATAGTATGTATCATCAATTCCTGACCTCCCACCAGAGCAACTACATCGAAATAATCAAACCCTGTAATTGCTAGGTAATGGAGGACTTGATACTCATAATATATAGGTGGTCTTTTGTTCCAATATTTTGCTTGCCTAAGACCTACGTTCTTGATCTCCACTCCTGCATTCTCCCCCTCAATCTTCTTATCAATATGTCCCTGCAAAACTGGATAGTCCTTATGGTGGTAAGTGCGGTTGACATTACGAACTCTTTTGCCAGTTCTTCTTGCATACTCTCCAGCAATGACATCCTCCATTAAGTTGCCCCAAAGAATCTTCTCGATGTCACTCAAGTCAGGTGGTATCCTTAACCCTGTCTTCTCCTCCCAGAGTTCGACTTGATTCTTGAATGGGTTCAATCCCATTATTATTGAAGCATCTGATCCACCAATACCCTGCTTACGAACCTCTTGATCTCCTTCAGGTTTATATGTACCAGCACTAATTTTCTCCATCATTTCTGATTGGGGATTTACTGTCTCAAGCATTTTTCCTCCTGAAGTTAAATTTAACAAAACGGAAGAATGATTTCCTTGCTTCCCTGTTACGCTTCTCCCTTGATTCCTTTATTGCCTTTAACACTCTAAAATTACTAAACTCCATCTCTATCTGTTCCATGCGTTTATCTCCGTTAAACGTGTAATAAAATCATCATTGCTGATTAAGTCCTTTATCTCTATTGAGATACAATCAACTCTGATGCGTTTGCCATTTCTAGCATCAATTTCTCCTGCTCCCCAAAAATCTCCCTTAGTTAATAAGGTTGAGGTATTGATTGCTCCTAATAAAAATCCCTCCGTAAATATCCCTCCTTTCTTCAGTAGTGAAATAAAGTAAAAAAAATCTGGTTTCTGATGATCCAAACTTTCCTGTGCTACTGTGCAATCGTAGTAAGATTTAGGTTTGACACTCCTCTCCTTAGTTTTAACATCCACTGTGAATTTTCCATCTATCACAAAATCATGGTTAAACTTTTCCTGCTCACCTTCTTCTTTCTCCAGCATTAGCCCATTATCTTGGATGAACTTCTCAAACAGGACTTCTCCAATTGACCCGATTAGATTCGCTTCTTTCCCTCGTATTGAATTTTTCAGGATTGGAATATTTTCAATCCGTTTCTCTGCAAGCCAGAGGATTTCTCTATTTATTTTCAATTACTATTTCTCCTTCTTCCGCCCAGAACTTTTTTGCTTCTATGTGCCAGACAGTACAATCTTCTGGAAGAAGTGCATCTAATATTGACTTCTGGAGATTGTCGTTGTCAGGACGAGCTTGCATAGGTTTCCCAACCAGTAATGCTTTCTTCTTTTTGCTCCACGATTTAGGCATAGCAATATGGAACTCTAGATAAAGAGCATTCCCCAAAACAAAGTCTGCCTTTAAACAGGCTTGTCGCAGTTCATCAGCAAACGCACGATAGCGCAAAACTACTGGTCTTTTCTTCCAGACATCAGATCGAGTTTGTCTGGGTTTCGCTACTGGCGAAATTTTAAAGCGCATCTACCTCCACTTGTTCTTCGGCTTCCATCTCTAAACCGAAACCCATTAACTCATCGAAATCTCGATAGAATGGGATGTTGACTTCTGGAAGTTTTGCTCTGGGTTCATCTGGGAATCTGAGGATAGTACCTCCATTCTGGAGATACTGTAGAACGTGTTCTTTGGTGGGATCACCAGTGCGGAACTGTGCGACTTTTACACGTTCAAATGTTGTATGATCTTCCTTAACTATAATAGGTAATCGTTTCTCCATCGGCATTACAGGTTTAAGTTTCCTTGCCCGATCCCTTCTCTCCTGTTGCCTTGTCCTTGCCTGAATTGTTGAGCAAGGTCTGGAACAAGCAGTGACATCTTTCCTTAATGGATAGAATTTCTCACTACAAACAGTACACTCCCTTTGTGGATTCCTTCTCCGCATCAATGCGGTTTGCCGACTTGCTCTTTCTGCTTTGTGTTTCAGGTAGCAGACATCACTGCAAAACTTAGTTCTTATTCCTGTTAGTTCTTTTTTGCAGACATGACAGTTTTTTTTCCTTTTCATACGCAACAACCTCCATTTGTTGATTATTATTAAATGTACTCGCCAACCTTTTAACGGCATCATCCATTTCCTTACGCTCCGCAAGTAAAAGTTCCTTTTGAGTTGTGAGTTTTAAGTCTGCTCTAAGACCACGAACTTCCTTAGTCAACAGACAAATTGCTTTCTCCAACGCAGTCATAAGGCAAGCACTGATCTCAGTTGGGTCTTCTTTTCCTCACAGAGTCTTTCTGCAACTTCACGCACCCTTATATTCAAGTCTTCATTCAAGACATTGCAGATTTGGGGGTAGTTGTTATCTGGCATTTCCTGCGCTACATCACTCAGGGTTACGCCAAATGCTTTCATCTTTTCTCTTATATTCATTTTTCTCCTTTTAATATTGACATTTATAATAATCTAATATATATTTGTCGAGAATATATATAGCTTAGTTAAGAACTAAGTGAATTGTATATTAAACAAAGATATATTGTTTGTCAACAAAAGATTTTTATAAAGGGGAAGAAAAATGGCAGGATAATGGAAAAGATAAAGGAGAGACTGAAAATCCTTATTAAAGAAAATGGGGGGAATCAAGCGGAGATTGCTAGACAGATTGGCATTTCTCCTAACCACCTAGCAACAATTCTATCGTCAAAAACTGGTTTATCCGCAACCATAATAATAGGGTTGGCTAAAGCAGGTTATGATGTTCAGTGGTTACTCACTGGAGAATCCAATGAGAATATAATTGCTGGAATGAATAATCGCATCACTGAACTTGAATCAGACCTCAAGGATGCAAATAATTTAATCGATTCACTTGAGCGAATCTTGAAAGGGAAATAAGGAGGAGGTAATGAACTTCAAAAGGCGAGTAACACTAAAGTTAAAAAAACATACTCCAGAGTTTTTCCAGCTTTGGAAAGATATTACACCAGAAGTGAATGAAATATTTTCTGGTTATGGTATCGTGATTTCTGACATCGTATATAAGGATGGACGTAAAATGGTAACTGTTGAATATGATGAGTTTGAAACGTACTCACAAGCAGTTATCGATGTTTGCCAATTCGGTGCATCTAAAGGTGTGATGATCGAGCAGGTATCAATAAAAGATATAGTGACAACTGGCAATATCTGTAAATCTTTAATTGTTGAATATAAGGAAAGGAGAAAATATGCGTAAAGAAATAGGGACATTCAGGGATAAAAATACTGGATTCCTTAGAGTGCGGATTCCAGAGTTGAGGGAGAAGGGTAAACGATCTCCAACTTATAATCTCTGCACACTGGAGGAGTCTGAAAAATTATCTAATGAAGATGTTCAAAAACTAATAAATAAAATCCTCTTAAATAAGAAGGAGGAAAAAATAGAGAAAGAAAATAAGAAGGAGAAGGTTGTTTTGACTGAAGCACATAAACATTCAGTTAAGGAAGCAATTGAAAAGTATGAGGATGAAATACTTTCAAATCGTGCTAGGCAGACTCAAGTGGGGTTCACCCACCAACTCAAGTTCTGGAAGGAGAAAATAGGAGAAAAGACTCTTGCTGAACTGGAAACAGAAGATGCACCATTATTAATAAAGGAACTCAGGGATTCCCTGAAGTCACCTAAACGATCCGCTACCACACAGAATCGTTACCTCTCTGCACTCAGTGCAGTGCTTGGTAGGTGTGTTAAGGATTTTTTGTGGATGGATATTAACCCTTGCTCAAAAATTATGAAACTGGAAGAACCTACTCACAGAATACGTTATCTCTCCAAACAAGAGCAGGAGGATTTGCTGGATGCTTGTGAAGGTGATTTGTGGGATGCAGTTGTAATGGCATTAAAAACTGGAGCAAGGAAGAAGGAAATCTGGAATCTGAAATTTGAGGATGTGGATTTTAAGCGTAACCATATTAGACTCATGGAAACTAAGTCTGGCAAGCCCAGATCAATACCCATGACTAAAGACCTTATGGAAATTCTACAGAGAAGGAGGAGGACAATTAACTTCACCTCTCATTATGTGTTTCCATCTAAAGTGAATCCTAATGCCCCTAATAATTTTGAGAGAACGTGGGACACTGCTTTAAGGATTAGCGGAGTTACTAATTTCAGGTGGCATGACCTGAGACATACATTTGCTAGTCGAGCAGTTATGGCAGGAGTGACACTTAGGAGTCTTGCAGACTTGCTTGGACACGCTAAAGTTGATATGGTGTTCAGGTACGCTCACCTATCACCACAACACTTAATATCATCTATGGAATTGGCTGGAGAGGAAATAGGTGAATGTCAAATGAAAGTAAAAAAAATGGCGTGAATATGGTAACTCGTAGATTTGATTACTAATTATTGTGATTGGAAATCATGTTAGGCAGAAATGCTTACGGGGGTTCGAATCCCTCCCTCTCCGCCAGTAGCAAGGGATTACAGAGGTTTGGTACTTCTGTAGTCCCTTTTTTTTGAATGTAAAATAAAGTAAAAAGGGGGAGAATTTGGAGTTGAATGTAAAAAAAAGTGCAAATTTAATTGTCGTATTGTTGTGCTGATCCAGATGAAGCACCTGTAGTAAAACCTAAAAGATTCAATGGATCTCTTGCTTTTTTTTGCATTGCTTCCTTGACAAGAAGACCTTCTCCTCCTTCAATTGTTCCCCGAACATTCTGACTACCTTGATTAAAAGCAAACCTTGATCCTTTTTCTGCTTCTGCTTTCACTATGTTTGGTTGGATAAGGTTTTCAAGATTCCTTGCAGTTGCAGTAACATTTTTGTTTGCTACATCACCAACTGCTTGCAATGCTTTTGACCCTGCATTTGCTTGTTCAGTAAGATTTGATGCACTCTGAGAACCTTTTACAAGAATTTTATCTTTATAAATCCTCTCTCCAAGTATTTCCAATCGTCTAATTAGTTTTCCCCTTTCTTCTGCATCTGGTACTATTAACTCTAGTTTCTGAATATTCCTTTTTGATTTAAAGAGGTCTGCAACTGCTCTAGGATTCGCTTCATCTCCTGACCTTTCAATAACATCAACCAGTGAGTTATATGCACCAACTCTGAACTGAGTTTTTTCGTCTTCAGTCTTTAACTTCTTGAACATATTTTTTGCATTGGGACTATTGAGTGAAGGCTTAAATAAAGTACCCCCATCTTCTAATGCTTCCTCCAATCGTGCTTGCCCTTGATACTTAGCCCTAGCAACTTTGTAATTGTTATCAGTATTCACCTCCACAATATCAATCATATTTTTCTTTAATATACTTATATCGGCTTTTGACCCTGTTAAAGAAGGATTTGCATTTGGATGACCAGCATACTTGTATTTACGATCAAGATGTTTCTTTACAGTGTCTAAAGCCCAGACAGGCCACTTAACAGTCTCATCAGATATAAGTTGTTTATTCCCCCTATTATCCAGAACAAAATCCATAACTGCATTTCCGTCCTCATCAAACATTCCTGTCATTTCCATTTTGTATTTTTTTTCTAATGGGAACTTTGGAAGTACCCTCCCATCGACTGAATTTTTTGATTGTTTATGTGCGACTCGATATGCTTCCATAAAATCTGGTCTTAGGAAAATATCATCAAGTTCAGCATTCTGGATTGTTTTGTATGATTTATCATCGTTGAAGTATGCCTTTTGATAATATGGCTTAGATCGTTCTCTTGCTTGATCCCTAAACATCTTTTGTTCTGCATCTGTTGACACCCTTTTAGGGAAATTCATTGCTCCACCAATAAAGTCACTGACTTGATCTTTCGTGTTTGCTAGTCGAGTTCTGAGAAACTCATAAGCATTTCTTTTTACTTCACTTGTTGGATCAGCATTTCTCAAATTTGCACTAACGACTCTAACAGCAGATTCATCCATTAGGTCGAATGTTGTCATATCTTTAGCAAGGTCTAAATCCTCATGCTCTTTAATTTGTTTCGTCACATTTGGGTCGATCTTCCCATCTTTAATAAAAAATGATCTGAACTGATCCCAACCTTCTCCAATCTGTTTAGTAATTTTTGGATTATCAGCTAATGCAGAAGTAATTTTTTTAGCACCGACCAAGACCGGAGAGAATAATGGAAGTCCACCACCTAAGACACTCCCTGCACCAGTTGCCATAACTGTTTGTGATTCCACATCTTCATCACCTCTCGCAGTTGCTATAGATGCTGTTTCTGTCCCTGCTACTACTCCGCCTGTTACTCCACCTCCAACAACATCCTTTACTACCTTTTTCCCTCCTGTAGATGTCGAGAACTTTCCAAGACCTAATGCTCTTGATGCTCCCCCTACTGGAATTAATGCACCCCCAATACCTCCTGCAATATCTGCAACTGTAGAACTTATTGGAGACTCTTTTTCATATTCCTTGATAATATTTTGTTCCCTTTTTAGATTCTTATCATAGTTCCATTCACCAGTTTTCATCTTATCACCTAATGCTCTAACTCCTGCCCTTAAATAGACAGTCCCTCCCCAAGTAAGAGAATCTTGAGCATGAGTCAAGTCTTGCATTAAGCCATTTTGATTATTTGGAGAGATATAGTTATGTACTTTAGTGAAGAATCCTTCTCCCTTATCTTCTTTCTTTGTCTGGTTTTTAATTGCTGAATTATAAGAAGCAAGTGTGTAACCATGTTTCTTTAACCCTTGAGCAATCCTTTCCTCAGAGACACCTTGTGATCTTGCTTTCAGGATACTAGCAGTGATTTTATTTAGTTTATCCTTATCTTTCTTCATTCTCCTCCTCCTCCTCTGTCACTCCAAAGTCAGCATCATAATTGTCTGGAGTACCACCTGCCATTATCTCTGGATACGTTTCAAAAGGATGGTCTATTCCTATATCTCCGTAATTCCTCTTTTTAGCAAGATTAGTATATGTCTTATAATCTCTATCTGCTCTTTTCTTAATTGCAAGCATATATTCATCCACCAATTTCTTCATTGTTGCTCTTGCTTTATCTGATAATTTATCACCATCCATCCACTTTTGAGGAGTCTTCTTTAAGTCCTCCCAAAAACCAGCACCTTTGGATGTGATCTCAAATTCTGCTTCACGAACAACAGAGTTTGGTTCAAACATAATACGGAAAGAGGTGATTGCCATAATATCACCAAATCCATTCTTTTGAGCCAACCCTTGTCTTACTCCATCAACTCCACGACTTGCAATTCTGTAATCTCTTGTAAGCTGATTGTATTCCTTCCTTAGAGCAGACTCAGAATTTAACCTTTCATTAGACTGAGGTTCATATTCTACCCAAAGATTATCTTGTAATCTGTAGTATTTGTCTTTGTCATAATTCCCTTCAATTTTACCTTGAAGTGCTGATCCACGTTTAACATTATCTACTTGTGCTTGATAAGCCTGAAACCGATCTGTGACATCATCAAAAGTTTTATCAAGGTCAATATCAGCAGACTTCTTGTACCTTGCTACATCGTAAGGGTTTAGATCGAAAGTCCTGTCTAAATGGTCAATCAGTTCCAGTAATCTTTCTTTTTTAATCTTTTTATTGTTTAGATTGTTATTGTATTTTAATAATTCAACATTAGTCCTTTGAACCTTAGAGACTCCTAAATCTGCTACTGGCTTATGTGTCTTTTCGTCAAAAACTTTAGTATGGTACTTCCCTGTAGATTCATCTAGAATATTCACCCTATAAGTCCCATTCCCCTTGACTTCTTCACGATTAGCGTCATAAAACTTAAACTCTCCATCTCTATTAAATGATGCTGTTACAGCACCTTCTGGCATAGGGAAATTAGGATGTGCTTTTTGAAATTCTATCCGATTATTATAAGTTTTTGTCTCTGCAAGTCTTTTATCAGCATTAATCTTTTTCCAAGACTCGTTACCTTCTGGAATAAATTCACCTGAATTTAACTTATATCCTATAATTTCTCCATCCTTATCAATATGTACCCTACTCAAGTCATCTGGTAAAGGGTAGTCTGAACCATGAATTTTCTGAAATTCTTCCTTTTTTAAATATTGCCATTCAGAATTACCTTCTTTTGCACCTTCTTTTTCAATTTTATTACCATCCTCATTCAGGAAAGATAAATAAACGCCAGCAACTTCTTTATTAACCATAATAGGTTTAGTCTCAACAAAAGATGCTCCTTCTGGTGCGCTACCAGATTCCCCAAGTTGCTTTGTTAAAATCAGTTTTCCTTCTTCTGTCCCAACCCCATAAGTCCCTAGTGGTGTCCCTGCATACGTTTTTGCATCTTCTTTTAAGACTGTTACGTTACCCTCTTTGTCTTTTTGAATCCATGCTTTTAAATCTTCGTCATAGTATCTCTCTCCTGCTTTTTTCTCATCACGCAACTTTTCAAATCTTTTTAAGCCTAGTTGTCGAGTCGCAGGGTCAGAGGATTTTAAGTATGCTATTATTTCTGTCTTTTCCTTATTTGTAATAGGTGCAGTTTGAACTTGTGCAATTATTTCTATAATCTCATTCTGTTTTTGTTGTTCTTGTATCCTTAATTGCTCTGCTTGTTGCTCCGCTTGCTGTTGTGCGTAGAACTCTGCTTCTCCCTGTTGATTCCTTGCATCTTGATTTAAGTAACCACCAAGTCCTGCTGGTATTGCATGACCTATCATTTCAGATGTAGTCATTGGCCTATTCCTCCATCCGCTATTCCGCATCATTGATGCACCTGCTTGGAGTAGACCCATTGCTAGAGGAGAGAGTCCTTCGTACTCCTCATTTTCTTCCTCAGACTTTAGTAACCCCTCCTTTGGAGGATAATTTTCGTCTGTTGGACTCCAACGTACTGATGATTCTGCCATTATACTAATCCCTTATTTTGGTAGTAAGCTCGTTCTGGTTTCTTTTGTAGTAAAGAAGGAAATGGTGTCCCACCTCCTCTAATAATCCCTGCACCTCTAACTTGTGGGGGTGCATCGTCAGGAGCAGGAGTTAAAAATTCTTTTAATAAACCTACCATTGCTGACTTCGCTTGCGGAGACATCTTGGATGCTGGACTTTTACTAGCAAACGCATTATTGGTCATCCCACCAGAAGTGTCCTCTGCACCTCTGCGTAACAGATGTTCTTCTCTTGCTAAATCTTTCCCTTTATTTTCTGCATCAACATGACTTTGAAGCCATTGATCTTCTGGTTCAAGTGAGTAACTTAATTCTTCAGCAATATTTTCATTATCATCACTCTCAAATTCTTCTCCCAATAGTGATGTATATGTGGAGTCTATGTCATCTTCAGATTCTCTCGTTTCTCTAGCTTTAATAATGTCTAATTTTATTTGAATATCATCAGGATTTTGGATTCCTAGACTTGCATTTTGTTTAACAGTCTCTTTTTCTTTTTCAGTCAATTCTACTTCAGCTTCACCAAGAAAATGATGTTTCGCTCTATCCAATAATTCACTCCATCCAATAAAATCTTGATCTCCTCCTAAAAATTTAGAATCAAGAGGATTAAATGATATTGGTTTATTAGTCCTTTTATCTACTGCCATAATCTACTCCTTTAACTAAAGTAACCCATTGCTCCACCAGCAAGCGCACCATAAGGGCCACCCCCAAGCCACCCTGCTCCTGCACCAGCAAGCGCACGACCAAGACGATCTCCTCCTGTGTTACGATACATAGGATTGTTGTTAGTTGTTGTTGTTCCTACTGGTGCGCCCGATAATACGTTTGACGCAAACATTGCGTTGTTTTTATCCCAATCACGACCCTCTATATGTTCATCATACTCAAAATCCTTCTCTCTCTGATCTCGACCTTCGATGTCTGCACCAACTTTTGAGAGCATCGTAGAGTCCTCGTATCCTGCTCTACGACCAGCATCAGTTGCATCGGTCATTCCTCTTGCTCCTCTTAATCTGACATCCTGTGCTTGCATTCCTGCTTGTTGGTTGTATCTCTGAGCATCTTGATTCATCTTCATGTCTGCACGTTTCTGAGCAGAAGCATCTGCAAAACTCTTATTCAGCAATTCACCAGTTTGACGATTAAGGTTGCTCATTACTTCACCTGCCATCACACCTTTCTCAATTGCAGATCGTGAACCCATTCCAGCACCAGCCATTTGTGCTTGCGCTCCTAACTGGTTACGACCCATCTGCATTGATTTCATTGCTTGATCCTGAAGTCCACCGATTACATTAGAAGTGTGTGGATTCATGTAATCTCCAACTGCTTGACCTTGCAGGAAGTTACCTCCACCTACTTGTTCAGCTTGATAACCTGAGACTTCTTTACCGACATTTGAAGCATCTGTATATGCTTGTTGACCTTGACCCTGCATTTCCCTGACACCTTGCTGTGCGTCAAGAGTGTCCTGAGAAGCATCTGCGAATCTTTCTCCCTCATATTTCTCATAAGGACGATCCATAATTTCAGCAGATTTGTCATATACCTTCTTCCGAAACTCATGCGTTGGTTTGTCAATCTCAGAGATTGAGGAACTTGTATTGTTTCTTGTCTGGATTCCAGAACCATAACCTGAACCTCCTGCACCTCCAGCACCACCAGACCCTCCTGAACCTCCTGAACCTCCATCTCCGCCTCCGCCTGTCATTCTATTATGGTATGCTTCCGCAGTCTCGTCAGGTCTTTTCCCTCCTTCGTTCATTTGACCCTGCATTGATCCTGTTGCACCACCATAATCAGCATATTGATCTTTCACAAAGTTAGTATGTCCATCACCAGATTCGCCATAACTGGTATCTCCTGAGTTTATACCATCCTGACTGACACCCCCATCATCTGCTGAAGGATGTGCATAAGACCTGAGTCCAGACTTCGTAGGTCTTCCAGAACCACCCATCCCTTTTAACCAAGATGCTTCCTGCTGATTAATAAATGCTGGATGTTCACCTTTTGGAGCATTTCTTCTTAATATGTTTCCTGCTTGTCTCTGGTTCATATCTTCCTTATACGTATGGATTTGTGCTAGTCACTGGTAGTCCTGATGAGTCCTCTGCTACAAGAGTGACTCCTAATGTACCACCTGTTACCTTTAATTTATACCAATTATTATTAGATGTGTCCTTCAAAATTATTGATCCCGACATCACGTTATCTCGATTCGTTTTTACAGTCACACTTTCCTCATCGACAACCAAACTTGCGAGATCAAACATATAATCTCTTGTGTATTCATGCGGAGGATTTGGTAATGGTTTTTGAGTTTGACTCATCTTTTTCCTGCTTGTGTTGCGTCAAATCTAACTTCGCCAAACCTCCACTCTTGATCGAATGGTGACTCCACTCTCAAGAGTGCTTGTCTACCTGTAAATCTAGTATCTGTATAACCATCTGTAGCTAAATCGTATGCTCCTTTTATCTCAGGAGTTGAATCGTCTGGAGTCTCAGCTACAGTCACTTTCATGCGGAGTCCTTTATTACCTGCATCTGTATCTGTAATTATTGATTTAACAGACATCATATTATTACCACCACCTATCTCAATTGCTCCTGACTCTGCAAAACAGAGATGGTTCTCTGTAGAAACATTTGGATGTAATGTCTCTGAAACACCTTTTGCAATTACTCTAGTTTCGATTCCTGAGAGTGCTTCAACGTCTGCTGGAGCAGTTACGTTACTCTCACGCAGGATTGGAGTAGATTGAGTGTCAGGATCAAGTTCGTGTCTGTAGAGGTATCCGTCCACTCCTCCTGCGACTGGAAATCCTAAAGAATCAGATGACTCCCATGCAGACCGATGTAGTTCTCCTGTTACCCAATGTTTTTCACGATACGAATATGTTACATAGCGAGTAGGGAATGTGTCACCCTCTTTCGGATAGAACCACGTTATTTCACCGAATTGAGCATTGTGACCTCCAGAGATAATCCCCTCTAAATCAGTGTTAATGTCACTGAATACATAATCTGCAACGTCACATTCCAGTTCAGTGATATAACCACCAGTGTACGACCAGAATCTTCCAGCAGACATCCAAGCAACAAAGTCTGCTGACCCTGCGACTGATTTCATTCCAAGACAACCACCACCCTCTGACAGACGCTCCACTCCGTAGATGTATGGAGTCCCTAAATAATTTGTCTTCCAGACAGAATCAGTAAAAAAGAGGAGTATTCCGTAGCGAGTTTTAAATCCTCCAACTATCCGTCCTCTTGTCTGAATTTCTAAATCACCTGCTGTATTAGTGACAGAAGGAGTGAAGTCAGTGAGACTCTCTTGATGACCCCATGCAATCTTCCTCTTATTACCTCCAGCACCGATAATCATTATATGTCTCTCAGGAGTAACCAAAACTCCGACATTGTCTTCTGGTACTCCTGTTGAACCTGACAAAGATGAGAGCAGAACTGCTGGTGTTGCAGTTTGCGCTGAGTTATTGAAAGAGAGTCCAGACGAGTCAACATAATAGATCGAACCTTGTCCTGACTGTACTGCTACAAGATCATCTCCGAAATTATCCATCTGCCAAACTGGTACAAAATTATCTCTCCATGCGTCTGCGTCTTGTATATCTGGATCGACTTGGGGGAATCTGGGTGTGCCATAAACATCACCTCCAGAGGAAGTTCCACCAGAACCATCAAGGTTGCGATCTCCTCCATATTCCAACGCACCATAACCTAAACCTGAAACCTGAAAATCTTTCTGGTCTTTGAATGCTATCGTACCTGAAGGTACTGCTCCAGTTACATCGTAAATTGGTGAGTTTGTTCCTGAACTCTGTGATCCGTCCCAAATCCTTAATGACTGTACCGAACCGATTGCTAAATATCTCGATCCAGTTCCTAGTCTCCAAGAGTGTAGTCCTCTGATTGGGTCAACTGCATTGAATACTTTTGCTGTTATAACAGCAGTTGTCCCAGATGTTGAACCTGAGATCGTGATGGTAGGAGGAGTTGTATAACCTGAACCAGTATTTGTGATGGTGACTGTTGCAATTGCTCCACCACTCACAGTATAACTCCCTGCGAAAGATGATCCTCCCCCACCTGAGAATCCTAGTGTCCCATTACCACTGTAACCCGATCCTGCTGTTGTTATTGTTAGTTCGTAAACTGCACCTTTCTGCTTAATCTGAGTGTCAGCTAATCTCTGCCAACCTCCAATTGGTCTTAAACGACCTTCTGAGAACCTAACTAAGTTCCCATCATACCACCTGTTCTTCGCTTGATACTGAGTCGCATTGCGGAAGAATCCTGCTGGTATCTTAATTGGTAGTAGTGCCATTCCTGTAACTGTTACAATTTAATCGGATCAGAGTTGCTAATCTGTTAGACTCTGGAGGTTCTATATTTTCAAAAATCGTTGCATTATCGTAATTCTCCCTCATCACATCAACTGCGCAATCGCATAGTTGGAAGTAGATATTCGGAGGAGTCTTGATCTTCTGATAAGTCAAAGAGCAGACTTGCCATAACTCCCGAATGTGTTTCGTTTTGAAAGTTCCAGCATACTTCTGTGGAGTCGCTGAAGTTTTGATCGAAAACGTCAGGAGTAAACTCAATGACAAGATCGCTATTTTCCAGTTCAAGAATAATCTCCATTTAATATGTCCAGACAGCAGG